ATTTTTTTTTTTTTTTTTTAAAAGTGGCCGTATAGTATTACCGGCCACTTCCGATCCGGGTCTTCTGATCCGGTCATGTGACCTAAAAAAAAAGTCAGAATTCGGACTTTTTCTAAGGTCTTTGGGTTTTCCAAGCATGGCGTATGGAATGCGCTCAAGCTCCGGACGCCGTCGTGGTATGCCTAGTCGTATGCGTCGCAGTCGCTCTAGGCGCAAAGTCGCAGTTCCTTCGAAGAAGCGTACAGCGCGTACTTACACGCGCCAGAACTCCTTCGCCATCAACAGCCTCGCCAGAGATGTCAAGTATTTAAAGATGGCCAGATATGGTGCCGTCCAAAAGAACTTGCATGTCCTCAGTACTGCTCTCGTTCCAACGTCGACTCAGCCCTGTTTCTGCGTTATCAACGACATACAGTCCAAGAACCCACTCACCTTAGCTGTAGGTTGCCCCTGGTATCAGCTCAACACCTCTGGTGCTTCTACTATTGTTTCTCGCTTTGAGAATAATGATGCCACATTCTTCAACCAAATGAATAATGACATCATCGATGGCGGCATTGCGTATATTACGTCTCTCAAGCTCTGCTTTCGTATCTTCTGCAATCCCGATTCTAATACCCAGATCTCCAATAAGCGTGTCCGCATTGATCTCTTCAAGCAACGCTCTCGTGCACTTGTAACTCCTAATGCTCTTGGCGACATTCAGCAACTACCTTCTGTTGCAGCCCAGACTCGGCTCCAAAATATGGCAAATCCGACCAGGAATAAATTCTGCCCCGAATACTTCCAACTCATCAAGACGCGCTTCTGCTTCCTCAATCCGAGCAAGACTAGTGATGTCAACAAGGGTACTGGTGCTGCTATCAAGTACGTCTCTATGGACGTGCCTTTCAAGCATCTCGGTCGCGTTACTCAGCAGGACACTATCCCATTCGCTCCTGACACCAATCCCCCTACTCCTCCCACTACTGGCTGGGGTGTGGATAATATGCCGATCAACCAGCGTCTTTGGATAATGATCAGTAGCGACGATCCCAACACCTTTCCATCCACTGACCCCGAATTAAGGGTGACCTGTCAGCGTTACGTTAGCTGGCGTGACACCACCGGTAGCTCAGCTCTTTAAATAATTTTTTAAAAAAAAATCGTCAGAGTTTCTGCTCACTTTTTTTGTCCGAAAACCAACTTCTCTCTCTCATGACAACTGCCTCTCGCAAGCACTGCCGCTCGTTTTGTTGGACCTTCAACAACTACACTCCTGACGACATTACCCGAATGTCTGATGTCGAGGCTATTAACAAGCTCTTTTCTTACATTGTCTGGGGCGAGGAGACTAGTCTCACTGGCACCCGTCATCTTCAAGGGTACGCTGAGACCAACGGTCAGAAGCGTTTCTCTGCGGTTGCTCTCTTTTTTGACAATCGTTACCATGCTGAGCCTCGCTCTGGTACTCCGAAGCAGGCTTCTGGCTACTGCAAGAAGGGTACTGATGAGAAGGAGAAATCGTGGTGCGAATTCTTTCCCCGTACAGTTGAAGACCCTGAGTCTTGGACTGGTGCTTTTGAGCATGGTATCATTTCCTGTCAAGGGAGGCGTACTGATCTTACTGGTCCCGTTGACATGATCGTTCAAGAGCACGCCACGATTCGTGAGGTTGCTCGTGCTTATCCTGAGCAGTTCGTAAAGTTCAACAAAGGTTTCCGCGATCTCCGTTCTCTTCAAATTGAACCACGTAACCTTGATGCTATGCCACACGTTGTGGTTCTCTGGGGTCCCACTGGTACTGGCAAGACCCGTGACGCCTATACCAAGTTTTGGCCTGACGAGCCTCACTACCTCTGGAAGCCTTCCAATGGCAACTGGTGGGACGGCTACGACGGCCAGAAGAAGATCATAATCGACGAGTTTCGTGCTCAGATGACCTGGTCTGACATGCTCGGTCTGCTTGATCGCAATGAGTACCGCGCTCCTTTCAAAGGAGGTTTCGTCAATATTGTTGCTGACAAGTTTGTTATCACCTCCCCTTTCCCTCCCCCGTTTGGGTACCGCCAGGACGATCGTTACGATCGCATTGAACAGCTTGAGCGTCGCATCACCGAAGTTCACGAGTACAAATAAAAATTTTTTTTTTTTTTTTTTAAAAGTGGCCGTATAGTATTACCGGCCACTTCCGATCCGGGTCTTCTGATCCGGTCATGTGACCTAAAAAAAAAGTCAGAATTCGGACTTTTTCTAAGGTCT